AGAAAAGTTTCGACCTATTGTAGAAAAAGCACTAACCGATTACATAAATGAATTGTTGACTGATAAAATCCAGGCAGCTCTTAACACTACTGTTACCAGTTCAAATGTATCAGCTCCCAATATACAAACAAACGAACATTGGGATATTCTTTCTGAAATCAAAGATGTCCTGAAGAATACCATTGACGTGAATAAAATCAGCCTTAAGCATACAGGATCCTATACTGCTGTTTTGTATGAGAAAAATGTAAGAAAATGGATTTGCCGTATTTCGTTATCCGGAACGCAAAAATTATTGATTCTTCCGGATATAAATAAAAATGAAATTCGTATGCCAATTTCAGATATATCTGATTTAAAAAATTTCTCAGAGCAAATAATAGAAGTTGTTCAGAGATATTTACATCCAGTTTTGCTCAAAGAGGTTTTGTACACACGTTGGGGAAACTATGAAATGCCTGAACCATATAAAATTTTACTTGAAAAAGGTCCTCGTAAAAACTTAAAGAAATTATAGTAAGTAACTGTCTCAATGGATTGGAGAAAGGAGTTTTCATTATGCCATTACCCAAAGAACGGATTTATACAATAGATGACATCTACGCTCTTCCGGATGGTGAACGTGCAGAGCTGATTGATGGACAGATCTATATGATGGCACCACCTAATACCAGGCATCAGGTAATCGTCGGTGAACTGTATGCTACTATCCGCAATTACATTAAAAGTAAAAGCGGATCCTGTAAACCATATGTTTCTCCATTTGCAGTGTTCCTGAATGAAGATAACAAGAACTATGTCGAACCAGACTTAACAGTTGTCTGCTCACCGGACAAAGTAGATGAAAAAGGTTGTCATGGTGCACCTGACTGGGTAATTGAGGTTGTTTCTCCTGCTACCCAGAGTAAAGATTACGGAATAAAATTATTTAAATACCGGATGGCCGGAGTCAGAGAATATTGGATTATAAATCCCCTGAAAGGTATCGTAAATGTCTACGATTTTGAAAATGAATCGGGTACCGGATTGTATTCTTTCGACGATGAAATTCCAGTATGTATATATCCCGATTTATCAATTGTGATCTCTGAATTATTATAATAAAAACCGCCCCTGTTGGTAGCAGGGACGGCTCAAGAATCT